AACCTGTGCAGCATTTGCCTCAGATGCCTTATTCAATGTTTCTGAGAAAAAGCCTTTTAGATCTCCGAGCATCTTTGCAAAATCAGGTTCGATTGTCTCGACCTCTGATACGTCGGCTGCTTTCTCTACAGTTTCGGCAGAAGCGTCTTCTGCTACTGCTTCCGCAGGAGCTGCTGTTTCTTCAACAGCTGGTGTTTCTTCAACAACTGGAGTTTCCTCAACTGTAGTTGTTGCTTCGGTGTTTTCTGACACTTCATTACCTCCTTCTGCATTTGCCTGTTTTGCGATTTTATTTTGTTCAGGCAAAGGTAGTCTTGACTTCTTAAATGAAGCAAGAAACTTTTCTATTTCTTTCGCTTTGTTAACATCTGATTTTTCAACCCATCCAATTAAAGTTGCTGGTTTTCCTGTAACTGGTGAATCATAAGATGATTCTGTTGACATAAATACTGTATCGCTATCTTCACAATAAAAAATATTTTCTGTAATTGTTTCTGCTGCAATGCCTTTAAATACTAGTTCGCCATTCATTTTTTGAATTGAAAGAACGTTGCATAGCTCGTTTGCTGGAGAATCAACAATTGATAACTCCATCAAATCATACTCTTTAATAAATCTTGTTGGTTTGTTTGTTGCCTTGTTAACAACATTTTCTGAATCTTTAATTTTTCCGCCAATTGAAAAACCTGTGTATGTTCCGTCTAAACATTTTTCCCATGCATCTTGTGCGCCTTTAGAGATATAGCATTCTACAAAGATACCGTTGTAAAATTCTCCTGATGTTGAATCATAAAAAGTCTCTGGCTTAAATGAAAGCATCTTACCAACTGCAGAAGGCCCATGCATTTCACGAATGTTTCCACGAAAATTTTCAAATGCTTTTAGTGAAGCTTCTGATGTTACAACATCACCAGTTTGATCTAGATTGTCTAATGTTGCCCAACCTGAAACGGTGCGCTTCTCACGGTTTACCTTTGCAAACGGGACCGATAAATTGATATTCTCGCCATTGGAAGACCAATATGATTTTTCAATATTCATATGCTTTATTATAGGTTTTTATATATCAAAAGGCAAATAACTAGTTGCCTAATAATTAAGGAGTTGTTCTACCTTCTCCTTGAGGATTTCTTGCTTCCCCTGCTAAATCAGTTTGATTTGCAGTTCTTTGCTGATCCCTTAATCTATTTCCATTTGCCTGGGTTCTAATTTCTGCCTGCGCTTGTGGTTTTAATTGGACTACTTCGTCTCCCCCATCTAATGGGACCATGCCCTTGCGAATACGAACTTCATTTGGAGTAATTACCTGCATTCTCAAATAACGCTCATCAATCTTTGACATGGTATCTTCATCTGTAAGAGTAAGCTCATTTAATTTAATAGCTAAAGCATCTGTCATTTCTGAGATTAATCTATTTAATTTCTTCTCAAATATGTCCTGGGCTGGACGACAAACTTGCTCTCTAAATGTTTTATCTGCATCACGAGCAGCACCTAAATTAACTCCTTCAGGAATTCCAATTTTATTAATTGGGACTCTATGTGCCAAAAGAATTTCATCACGGTTCATTTTGCGATAGGTATTAAATGAAGAATCTTGTGCATCCGCCTCAATTGGCTCCATTTTAAATTCAACTTTTTGATCTGGTGAATCTGCTGGTAGTGGAACGTATAGAGAGCGGTGATTCTTGCCCTTTAAACCTACCTGGAAGAACTCTAGAAGCTTTCTTTCTGACTCAGGGGACAACTTTGCACCCTTAACGGTGATAATGTATCTAGGAACCGCTTTATTCTCAAAATAATCTAAATTATATCTTGCTGCAAATTCATTTCCAGCCATTGCGCTTTGAGCTGCAATAATATCTGGAATTCCATAATAGTTATTCATTGGAGTATATTTCTTTAAATGAATAATTTCGTTAGGTCTATCTTCTCCGCCTGTAATTGGGTTAGGGGTTTCCTGATCTCCATAATTTCTAAAGAATACAGCCTTGCCATAAAGAAGCTGAATAAATCCATCACGAAGACGGCGGACACGCATAGTCTTAGATGGAATATGTCCAATATATCCAATCTTACCTGCTGATGTTCTTCCAATTTCTAGGAAGCCATTTCCTGTTGCCTCTACATCTGTATAAACTTTAATTAGTGTTTCAATAAATGTTTCTTCTTCATTACAATCTTCTAGCCAAGAATCTAGATCTTGACGAAGCTTGTTAAGCTTTCTGCGGGCTCTTTCTAATTGTTTTTCATCATCAATATTATCTAAAGCCTCATTTGTTTTTCTTGTCTCAACAAAATTATATCCTAGTCCAACAATATTAGAAACCTTAGCATTAATTGCGGCATAATTGTATGGTGAAATCTCATAAATGCGGGCAAGATATTCTAGGTTATATACTGGTTGTACAAGGTCAAACATTGCATAGCCAGTAATTGCTTGCTGTAATAAATTCTGTTGTGTTTTTGCGCCATCAACGCCTTCAAAGCGCTTTTGCAAATCTCTGCTTACTTTACGTCTAAAAGATGTTCCCATCCCCTTAAACTTTAAAATTTCTTCGCCTGAAATGTTAAATGGGTCATTGTCAAACGATTGAGCCTGTGCCTTAGAAAATCTGAAATAATCGTCAGAATTCATAATCCTAACGTCTTGGTCTTCTAGCTCTAAATCTTCAATATGCTCCATTATTTGCCACCTTTAAGTTTTTTCATTTCATCTTTATAGTTACCAATATCCAAAGGATCTGGAACTAATCCCCAATTAAGTCTTTGCTGTTGATATTCAAATTCTTCATCATCAATCTTTCTACGTCCTGCCAAAAACTTTGGCTTTCCATCTGTAATTCCATAATGTCTAACAGCATCAGCCAAGGCATTTATTCTTGACCTGTTTCCTTTTGTAGATGTTATAGATAAATAATTGCCATCGTCATCGCCTATCCAGCGACCATCTGGCATCTCCCACACATAAATTCCAAGCCTGGTTTCTTCATCAATGATTTGAGAGTTAATCTTATTTATATCCATAGGCTATCATTTTACCATTCTTTTAAGTCAAAGTCCATAGTTTGTCAAGTGGGTTGACAAAATTAGCTGTTTTGAACTACCAGCCAGTCATTATTATAATAGTTAACAGAGTTTTCTGTCATGTTAATTGACGCAGAAGGTGCTGAATTATAGGTTGCATAGTCTTTATATATGTGAAGTTGATATAAATCTTGAACTTGAGATTGTGTCAAGGCATCTGGGTATAGGGCTATATTTTGATAAATTCCTGGAACTGATCCATATATGGTGCTATTAAATTTAAGGGCTCCTGAAACAGCTCCATTATAAACAATTACTATATGGTGCAGCTCACCCTCTTTAAGGACATTATTGATATTTGTTTGAGAAAGCTTATTTACCCCATTTATATATAGGGCGGAAATACCAGTTTTAGTAATAGCCCCAGTATTATTCCAACGATATATTGAAGCATTATAAATTCCGTCCTCAGTTTCAACTAAGCCGCCATCATTAGAAAGAAATTCTGGGGTATAGAAAAATTCTATAGTATTTATTTCATTTTGAGTATTTACATTAAATCCAGAATTTTCTTCCACCCTGACCCCATTTTTGCTATTACGCCATAAAATTTCAGAATAATCATTACCAAAAGTAATATTATAGTTAGGTAGTCCTGATATCTCTTCAAGGGTGCTTATGTAACTTGAGCTATTTTCTGCATACAATATTTGATTATTATAGAAGGTTATAATTAGATCTTCAATTCTTGGTAAGTATTTTGAAGAATCTGTAGTAGACATTACAATTCTAATATGTAAAACTCTATCTGTGCTAAATGTATTTATATCATATCCAGAAATAGAATTACCATTTATAGATTGTGTATATGTGGTTCCATCAAGTGATGTGTATACCTCAATTCCTTCTGTAGCCCGCCATTCAATTTTAGACGAATCCATAGATGCAGACAATGGCAAAGAAATGTAGTCATCTAGTGTTATGGTTTTAGACACAGCAGATGAGTCATAGTTGATAGACAATGTCTGATTTGCTTGATCATAATATAAATCTGATGTTGTAAAATAATCCCAATTTTTATTTCCTGGATAAGAGTATTTATATACTAATGATGGTGAATTGTCATAAACCCTAAAAAGCTCACCATTATTTTCAGATACTATTTGAATTGCAGGAAGACCCTTTGCTTCGTTGTAATGAGCCAAAATTCTTGCTGCTGATAATGAATATCTATATGTAGCCAAACTATTAATTAAGAAATAACTTCCTGCTGGAGTTGGTCCAGACTTTAAATTACATTCTTCATTTGTAAATACAAATTCATTTAATGGCAATGTGCTTACTATTTCTCCATTTATATATAAAGATGCAGAAGTAACTGAGTAAACAGCTACAATATGTAAAACTTCATCCAGTTCTGCTGGCGTGTAGCTTAAACTTTTGGTATCTAATTTAAAAGTTATATTTCCACTTTCATAAAAAATTCCAATACTATTAGTTGGATCAGCTAAAATTGGAATAGAGTTTGATGAGTTTATTTTAGAGTAAAACCAAGCCTCTAAAGTAAAGTCGGCATCTGATGAATATTTTGTAGCAAAGTGGTCGGTGTATTGTTTTCCAGCATAATCATTATTTATTTCATAACTTACAAATAATGAGTCTGTAACTTTTGTTGCCATTGAATTGCCTGGAACAATTGGTAAAATATTAGTTTCTGGGGCTCCTGAATATATTCCAATATTATTACAACCAGAATAATCAAATGCTGTTGTTCCAGACATGTTTGCATATGATGAATAAAAATCCAAAACATCTTGATACGTATCAAATTGTGATATTAAGTCATTAAAATCTGGTACGTCGCCAGTTGTTAAGTCGTCTAACGGATAATATGATAATGGATAATCTGAAAGTACGGTTGTTTTATATGACATTATCCACCTACCGCTGATTTAAGATATCTAACTATAATTAGTCCAGAACCACCATAACCTGATGCGCCAGATTGATATCCAGCGCCCCCATATGATAAGTTATAATCAGATCCTCCTCCGCCTCCGCCAGAACCCGTATTAGCTGTTGCATTTTGTCCC